TAAAGAAGGTGAAGACTTCGCTTTAGAAGGCTCACAAACAGATATTGATTTAGAAGGATTAGAATAATATGAAAGTTAACTACGAAAGATTAGTAGAATTAAATAAAGAGGCTTTAACCGCTGATAGTGGGCAAATGAGTTGTTTTTACCTCATACAATCAGGTCTTGAAAGATACTTAGGTGGCGAAACCATAGCCAACGAGTACATTAATTTTCTAACCCAAGTAGGTGTACTAGAACCTGAAAATCAAGAAGAAAAAAAAATTGTTAAACCCTTTAATTTTATGGGTAATGACGGGCCTGAAGGTAACTAGGAAAAAAGAAAAAACCAAAACACTTCTTATTGATGGAAACGTTCTTATGAAACGCTCTTACAACGGAGCTAAGAACGTTTTCTACAAAGAAGTTCATATCGGAGGAATCTTCCAATTTTACACTACATTAAGAAAACTTATCGTTGAATTATCAGTTGATAAAGTTGTTGTTATGTGGGATGGTGAAAGAGGTGGTTATTTAAGACTTGATTATTATCCTGACTATAAAGGTAATAGACCAAAATTCTTCGATGAAAACTACGAAATTCAAAAATTAAAAGTTAAAGCTTACGCTGAAGACTTATTCCTAAGACAATACGAACACCCTGATTGTGAATCAGATGATTTACTTTCATTCTATGCTTTGAACAAAAGAAAGAGTGAAGAAGTTATTATATACACTAATGACAGGGATTTATGTCAACTTATTTCTGAAGATGTTACTTTATACCTAGCTGATAAAAAAGTTTTAGTTGGTATTGGTAACTATTCATGGTACTTCCAACATTACTATGAAAATGCTGGTTTAGTTAAGATTATTGAAGGTTGTTCCACTGATAATATAAAAGGTATTGATGGTGTGACTGAAAATACTCTTATTACACATTTTCCTGAAATAAAAGACAGAAAAATGACTTTGGAAGAAATTATTGAAAAGTCTAAAGTTTTAAAAGAAGAAAAACAATTAAAAGTATTCGATTCAATTATCGAAGGTAAAACTAAAGGGACACACAAAGGTAATGTTTATGAGATAAATAAAATTATAATTGATTTACATCAACCACTTCTAACCGATGAGGCTAGAGAAGAAGTTTTAAATCTTATAAATTTACCTTTAAACCCTGAAGGACGTGATTATAAAAACGTTTTAAAAATGATGTTTGATGATGGGATTATGTACGCAATCCCTGGGGGTGAAAATGGTTACGTAAGTTTTTTAGACCCATTCATCAAATTATCAAAAAAAGAAAAAAATAATTTTAAACAATTAACTAAATAATAAAATATGAAAAAATTTGAGTTTATACTACGAATTAACGGTAATATCATTTGTCAAAGATATTTTGCTGTTAAAAACTTTAATGCAAAATCTGTTAATTCTTTAGACCTTATTTATTGTGTCAACGATTGTGTTGAAATGATTCAAGGTCAGTTAAAGAAAAAATCTTTAGAACACTTATGGAGTCAATACAACGCATATGAAAAACAAACAGAAGACCAAATCAATAGAACTCCAATCTATGACAAAGAAGATATTTTTGATTTTGAAATTAGAATAGACGAAAGAGTTATTGGTACTAGAAGATTTACTGGAAATGTTTATCCACAAAGAGTTCGTTATACTGTTGATATTCGTGAATTAATACCTAGAATTATCTCCCAAATTCAAGATACTTTGGGTCAAGAAAAAATACATGTGGAATATTAAACAACAAAATTGTAACAGCTATTTATGAATATACAGAATAAAAAAATGGGTAAAAATGTTACATTAGGTTATTTAGGTTACAAATTTCAATCAGAACTAATAAACCAAATCTTACACCCAGCCAATAAAAAATTTGCCGATAGAATTATCGACATCGTACACGCAAAGTACTTTGACAATGAGTACTTTCGTCTTATTGTAGCTCAAATTAAAGACTACTATGAGAAATACGAGAAGATACCAACTATCGACACATTAGAAACGATTCTTAAAATAGAAATCAAAGACAAAGTTACACAAGACTATGTTTTTGAAATGTTAAAAGAAATTCGTGATTTGGCTGTGGAAGATTGGGAATTTGTACAAAGTAAGGCATTAAATTTTTGTAGACAACAAGAACTCAAAAAAGCAAATGAAAAAATCAACAAAATTGTTGATAACGGGGAGTTCGACAACTATGAAACTTGTGCCGAAATTTTAAGGGAAGCTCTTTCAGTTGGAGCAGAAAAAGACGATGGTACTTCTATTACAGAAAATATTGAAGCTGTTTTAGAAAAAAACTTTAGACACCCAATTCCTACGGGAATAAATGGTATAGACCAACTAACCGATGGGGGTTTATCAAGAGGTGAACTTGGGGTTGTATTAGCACCGTATGGTGTTGGTAAAACAACAATTCTAACCAAAATCGCTAATTCAGCTTACAATGAAGGGTATAATGTTTTACAAATTGTTTTCGAGGACATGCCTGATGTAATTAAAAGAAAACATTTAGCTTGTTGGTCAGGTATTGATTTAAATGATTTAACAGAAAGAAAAGAAGATGTTTTAACAAAACACAAAGAGGTAACTTCAAACAGAACGAATGATTTAAGAATCAGAAAGTTTTCCTCAGAGGGTGTAACTATGCAAACAATCAAATCTTTCGTTAGACATGAAATTTCTACAGGATTCAAACCTGACATAATTGTTTTAGACTATATTGATTGTGTTGAATCAACGAAACAATATAGTGACGAATGGTCAGGTGAGGGTAACGTAATGAGAGGTTTTGAATCTATGTTAAGTGAATTTAGTTTGGTCGGATGGACCGCAGTTCAAGGTAACAGAAGTTCAATCAGTGCTGACGTTGTAACAGGAGACCAAATGGGTGGTTCTATTAAGAAAGCTCAAATAGGACATTTTATTATGTCAATAGCGAGAACCTTACCACAAAAAGAATCAGGAAGAGCTACAATAGCTGTTTTAAAATCACGTTTTGGACGTGACGGGGTTGTATTCGAAGATTGTACTTTCGATAACGGAAAAGTTCATATAGACACAGAAACGTCTCAAACCTTTTTAGGATATGAAAAAAATCAAGAAGTTAAGAAAGAATCTCACACCCGAGAAAGAATACAAAGAGCAAAAGAGTTACAAAAACAAAATAATAATTAATAAAAAATTTAAACATGGAATTGTCAAGTAAATTACTTTCGGACATTACTGTCTATATGAAGTACGCAAAATATATCCCCGAGTTAAATCGTAGGGAAACATGGGAAGAATTGGTGACGCGAAATAAAGAAATGCACCAAAAGAAATTCCCTCAATTAAAAGAAGAGATTGAAAAAGTTTATAAACTTGTTTATGATAAAAAAGTTTTACCTTCTATGAGAAGTTTACAGTTTGGTGGTAAACCTATTGAAATCTCCCCAAACAGAATTTACAATTGTGCTTATATGCCAATTGACCACGTAGATTCTTTTTCTGAAGCAATGTTTTTATTGTTAGGTGGAACTGGTGTTGGATATTCAGTTCAAAAACACCACGTAGAGAAATTACCTGAGATTAAAAAACCAAGTTCAAATAGAACAAGAAGATATTTAATTGGTGATTCTATTGAAGGATGGGCTGATTCAATTAAAGTTTTATTGGAGTCTTATTTTGGGGCTAAAGCGTCAACACCTATTTTTGACTTCTCTGACATTCGTCCAAAAGGAGCACGTTTAGTAACTTCAGGTGGTAAAGCTCCAGGACCTCAACCATTAAAAGATTGTTTACATAACATTAAAAAAGTATTAGACAATAAAGAAGATGGTGATAAACTTAAACCTATTGAAGTACATGACATTGTTTGTTATATTGCTGACGCAGTATTAGCAGGTGGTATTCGTAGAGCAGCTCTTATTAGTTTATTTTCAGCTGATGATGATGAAATGATTTCTTGTAAATCAGGAAACTGGTGGGAATTAAACGCACAAAGAGGTAGAGCTAATAATTCAGCTGTGTTAATGAGACATAAAGTAACAAAAGAATACTTTATGGATTTATGGAAACGTATTGAATTATCTGGAGCTGGTGAACCTGGTATTTACCTTTCTAATGATAAAGATTGGGGAACTAATCCTTGTTGTGAAATTGGGTTAAGACCATACCAATTCTGTAATCTTTGTGAAGTTAATGCATCTGACATCACTTCCCAAGAAGATTTTGAAGAAAGAGTTAAAGCAGCATCTTTCATTGGAACTCTTCAGGCAGGTTATACAGACTTTCATTATCTTCGTGATGTATGGAAACGTACAACTGAAAAAGATGCCTTAATTGGTGTAGGAATGACTGGTATTGGGTCTGGTGTTGTGTTAGGTTATGACATGAAAAAAGGAGCTAAAGCGGTAAAAGAAGAAAACGAAAGAGTAGCTGGTTTATTAGGTATTAACAAAGCGGCAAGAACTTCTACAGTTAAACCTTCAGGAACTTCTTCATTAGTTTTAGGAACTTCATCAGGTATTCACGCTTGGCATAATGATTATTATATTCGTCGTATTCGTGTTGGTAAGAATGAAGCTATTTACACATACCTTTCAATCTATCATCCTGAATTAGTTGAAGATGAATATTTCCGTCCACATGATACAGCTGTAATTTCTATTCCACAAAAAGCACCAGAAGGAGCTATTATGAGAACTGAATCAGTATTTCAATTATTGGAACGTGTGAAAAAAGTTTCTACAGAGTGGGTAAAAGCCGGACATAGAGGTGGTTCAAACTCACATAACGTATCAGCAACAATTTCAGTTAAAGAAAATGAATGGGAATTAGTTGGTGATTGGATGTGGGAAAACAAAGATTCATATAATGGTCTTTCTGTATTACCTTATGATGGTGGAACTTATACTCAAGCACCTTTTGAAGATTGTACAAAAGAAACATATGATAACTTAATGAAGAGTTTGAAAGATGTTGATTTAACAAAAATCATTGAATTAGATGACGATACTAATTTAAGTGGTGAATTAGCTTGTGCAAACGGAGCTTGTGAAATTAAATAATTACGTATGGAAATTAAATGGGGACCTGATATAACGTTAACACAACAAGTATTGTTGGCCTTATATGAAATACGTAAAAAAAACGGATAACTAAAAACCCTCTTCGGAGGGTTTTTTAATGCAATAAACTTTACACTTTAGATTTTATTTTTTGGTGGTAAATTTCAAGGATAGATATTTATAAGTAAAAAGAAATGGCACAAAAAGGTTACATAAATATACAGTTTCCTTTTCAAGATGATCCTGATGGTAAGTTTTTGAAAATGAACGATGATGTAAAACAGGCAATTAAAGCCGATTTGTTACATCTACTTTTAACAAATAAAGGTGAAAGATTGTACATGCCAGATTTTGGTGCGAATTTAAGAAAATATCTTTTTGAACAAAATGATGATATATCGTACCAAGCCATTACAAATGAAATAAATGACGCGGTAAGAAAATACATACCAAATTTAACAGTAAATGCAATAACACCAACTAAATCTGAGGATAGTATTTACGCTGTAGTAATTAAAATAGAATATACAGTTACTACAGGAGCTTTCCAATCAAATGACAGTGTAACATTAAAATTATAAAAACATGGCAGAGAAAAAAATAAATTATTTCGCAAGAAATTTTGCTGACGTAAGAGGTCAGTTAATAACTTATGTAAAACATTTCTACCCGGAACTTTTCCAAGATTTTAATGACGCTTCTGTTGGTATGATGTTATTAGAATTAAATGCGGCTGTATCAGATATGTTATCTTATCATACAGATAGAATGTTTACTGAAACACAAATAGACTACGCACAAGAAAGAAGGTCATTACTTAATATAGCTAGAACTTTAGGTTTAAAAATACCTGGTAGAAGGTCATCTATTACTCTTGTAGATTTCTCTGTAAACGTACCTGTTTTTGGTGATACTTTTGATAATAGATATGCACCAATAATTAAATACGGAACACAAGTAGCTGGTGGTGGACAAACTTTTGAAACATTAGACGATAT